CACTTGCAATAATACACCATACAAGCCAGCCCAAGAATTGAGCGAGCCAAAGGATTTATATTTTTTATCGTTGTAATAAGTTTAGGCGGATAGTCAACGGCTTATTTTTCAATAAGCTTTATACAACTATAAGTCTTTTCAATAACTTTAAATGCTTTTGATAATTTTGTATCGCATTTGTCGCATTTTTCACCCCATTTCGCAAGCACATTTTCATATTCTTCTCTGCAATTTTGACAATACATTATTCTGTATTTCATTTTTTCCACCTCCTTCCCAATAACCACCAAACCAGCGGAGCAAGTCCAATAACCCATATTAAGGGAGTTCCGAGAGTGTCAAGTATTAAGATATAAGTTTGTGAGTCCATAAGTTTCAGGGAGTAAGCCGAGCGGAAGTAAAAAAGGATTAAATACTAACCGCCCAGCGTGTCCCTATATCAAGAGAGTATAACACCCTCATTATTCCGCCCCTTTTCGCCAGATAAGAGACGGAATGTGAGAGAATTAAAGATTGGAGTTTGTGATGGCTTGTTGGAGTTCTTCAAGTGTGCGAACATCCCGTTGCCCGTTAAACACCCAGTATTGGTTAGTATAATCATAGCCATTCCATATTTTCGCCCCGTGTGGAGGTTTATCATTTTGTGAAACCATAATGAAACGACCATCGAGTGTGAGATATTCATCTTTTGATGTCCTCATTTTTTGTAAAAGTTCTGGCGAAAACTTTATTAAATAAAAGCCCGCATATCGGACGGGATATACGGGCATATAGTATAGATTAGTCCCGTCCGACTATGTATCTATCCTATATCATAAAAAAAAGAATGTCAAGAGCTAACCTGTGGATAACTTTATGAAATCTACAAAAGTAGAAATTAAATATAGGTATTAGAGCGGGAATAAAACATAATAAATTATTAAAATATATTAGAACATAATAAGTGGAAAGTGTAAAGTAATGAGTTAGACACTTTTTTTATGGGAGCGCCGAAAAATAATCAATTCGCAATAGGGAATTCAGGTGGAAAACCCTATTCAAAAGAGAATAGAGAAAAAGCCGCAACACTCAAAGGTTTACTTTTAGATTGGTGTCTGAAAACTTTACAAGCGCACGCAGATGGAAAGAAAGTTAAACCAGAAGACCTAAAACTTATCCGAGAAAGATTACTGATTACTTGTATCCCGAAAGAATTAGACATTGGCGGACAGGAAGAAAAACCAATTCCGATTTTAGCAATCCTAAAAAAAGAAAATGACAATGAAAATGTTCTCTAACATTTTTTGTCCAGAAAAAGGTTTGTTGGTTTGGAATAAGTGGAAATTTTTAGATGTGTTTTATTGGGAAAGAAATACTTTTGGCTATTGGCGATTTTCAATAAAAATACCACTAAAAAATAAAAAAGTGATAATAGGATATGGTTCAAATGGATTTTTCCTTTACACTTACGGATTTGAAAAAGTTTTTTTCAAAATTAAAGTTTTTTTTCTTTCTCTGTATTGGAGTTGGCAAATACGAGGATATTATTGGCACAAAATAAAAAGATGTATCAACCGACAACAGCGTTAAAAAAGATATTAGCGGTAAAAAAAAGAATACGAGCTATATCCGGCGGGACAGGAGCAAGCAAGACAATCGGGATAATCCAAAATTTGATTGACCTGTGCCAACGAGATAAAACCCCCACTCTTACGAGCATTGTGTCCGAGAGTATGCCGCATCTTAAAAAAGGAGCAATCAGAGATTTTCAGAACATAATGATGACGCATAAGTATTGGCGGGACGCAAAATGGAGCGAAACAGATAAACTTTATATTTTTGAAACAAGAAGTCAGATTGAATTTTTCGGAGCAGACCAAGCGGATAAGTTAAGAGGCGGGCGCAGGAATAGATTATTTATCAACGAGGCAAACAATATCTCGTTTAGAGCGTTTGAGGAATTGGAAGTCCGGACAAGGGAGCTTGTATATCTTGACTGGAACCCTGTGTCAGAGTTTTGGTTTTATACGGAAGTATTGCCCAACAGGGATGATGTAGAGCATATCACGCTTAATTATTTGGACAACGAAGCATTAGACGAGGCCACAATTAAATCCATAGAGCAAAGAAAAGACAGAATGGGTTGGTGGAAGGTTTACGGATTAGGGGAATTATATGAGCTTGAAGGGTTGATTTATAGCGGGTGGCAGATAATTGACAAGATACCCCACGAAGCGCGCTTGGAGAGGTATGGATTGGATTTCGGCTACACTAACGACCCGACAGCTATTGTAGCGATTTATTATTATAACGGAGGTTATATTTTAGAGGAAAAAGTTTATCAGAAAGGAATGAGCAACAAGGATATTGCCGATGTTTTGAAAAATTTACCGACTAAACTAATAATAGCCGATAGCGCGGAGCCGAAGAGCATTGACGAAATAAAATCATTTGGCATAAACATTTTACCTGCGGAAAAAGGCAAAGATAGCGTCCGGCACGGGATACAAACTTTACAAGAGCAGAAAATAAGCATTACCAAACAGAGCGTTAATTTAATTAAAGAGTATAGGAATTATATGTGGCAGTCCGACAAAAACGGCAAGATACTGAACGAGCCAGAAAAAGGCAAAGACCACACATTAGACGCTGTGAGATACGCTATTACTTCCCTGATACCCATAATAAAACGAAGGGATTTTATCAAGAGTTTGCCACAGGTTTATCCAAGCACTATAAGCAACCCAGCAAGATGATAAAGCATTACTGCGATATTTGTAAAGAAGAAATAATTGACAGGGATTTTAGATGTGAATTAGTTGTTGTCGGCATAAACAATGCAATAAGATTTTTAAATCATAAAAAAACCGATACGCCACAGATTAGAGAAAAACGTTATCAATTTTGTCGGAAATGTTTATCAGAAAAATTAAAAGGATTTGATAATATATAATGCAAGAAGAAGCAGACAAACTACCAGACGATATATTTTCATATATCACAATGCAGGAAGCCGCCTACGAGCGGGATATTTCCATTGCTGGTATTTGGGATTGGAATATGAAAACCCACTGCCAAGAAGCCATAGTGTATAAATACTCCCAGACAATGAACGACAAGAGAAAAGGAACGATAGACGAAATACCCATTAAAAATATAATAAAACCCATTAGGAATGTCCAAGACGCTGCGGAAGATATTGACGTAAAGGATTGTATTCTTTATGTGGACGACCCAGAATACTATCACTTGTCTTTCCTTATCAAGAAATATCACGATGATGTTTTTATAGTTGAGAATGATTTGGATACTTATTTTGACCAATTAAAAGAGGAAAAAAATGATTTTGGGTTGTGTCTGACAATGGATGTCGGGATGCCAAAACCAGAGATTATAAACTTGCAATCAATCGCTTTTTGCGACCAGACGGATGTTTTATCAGGGCCGATAGGGATTAAGTATTATTTCTCTCCGAGCCAATTAAAAGAAATGGAAAAACGTGGTTGGGGTTCGGAAAAGTATGGAGCTGACCAATCAATAGACGAATTTCTTTTATTAGCCCAGACCTATCAAAACAGAGACAAGACCACAGGCGATAAAAATGAAACTCCTGGGAAGTATTCGGAAGTTTATATGGTATTAGGGGATTTGCCAGAGAAATATCTCAATGACCAAGACACAGGGCAATATATCTACCAAATGCAGATTGTCGGGTTCTATAACACCGAGAAAGGCACAAAAGGAATTACATTATTTAAGATTAAAACCGAAAATCCATTAAAAGCACACAAGAGAGACCCGATATTTGGCAGGGCTTGCGGTTGGGGCGGGATTGAGGAATTGGTTGAAGGGCAGATTTGGACTACCTATTCAGAGATTAGAAAAAAAGAATTTTTAGACGCTGCTTCCAAAATTTTGCTTCTGACTGACGACCCTACTATTTCTGCCAAACATCCGACTGGATTAAAAAACGTTGAGAATTTAGAAATAATAGAAACAGAAATTGGCAAAAAAGGTCTTTGGCAAGCCGATACATTTCCGCGCAACTTTCAATTATTTGATAAAATGGTTGATGAGTGGTGGGTTCACGCCCAGACAATGGGTTCTGCGCACAATCCGTTATTAGGCACGGAGTCGCCTTCAGGAACTCCTTTTAGAGCGCAGGAGAGACAAGTTATTGAGGGCAAGAGCATTCACGAATACAGGCAAGGCAAGTTTGCGAAGTTTATAGAGGAACTATACCGAGATTGGTTTATTCCGTATATTTCAAAGCAAATTGTCAAAGGCACGAAATTCTTGTCCGAGTTGTCTTTGGAAGAGATGCAGGAGATTTCCGAAAAGATTATCACGAAAAAATCAAACGAAATGATAAAAGATAGAATTTTGAACGAAAAGGATATTACCCAAGAAGAGATTGACCAATTCGGGCAAGAAGTCCGAAATGACTTTATGAAGTCAAACAAGAAATTCATTGAAATACTAAAAGACGAACTTAAAAATTTGCCGATTAAGGTTAAAGTAAATATCAAAAATAAACAAAAAAGTTTGGCTATGATGACAGATAAGATGACTAATGTTATTCGCTTTGTTTTTTCAACCTATAATCCCCAGACACAAACTTTTGCTGTTTTGCAAGACCCGCAGATGGCTAAACTTTTTAATCAGATATTAGAGTATTCGGGGCTTTCACCGATTGATTATGGGGCTAATTCAACTCAACCTATAACACAACCCCAGCAACCACAAATGCCAAATGAAATGCCAGCTATGGCACAACAAATGGTTCAACAAAATGCCGTTTAAAAGCAAAAAACAAGAACGTTGGATGTGGGCTAATAATCCCAAATTAGCCAGAGAATGGGAGAACAAATACGGGGCTTATAGAAAACGCAAAAAACGCAAAAAGAGATGATTGACACATCGCGGATTGAAAAATTTTTAGATGACCAAGAACAAGTCAAAGCTGTTAAAGAAGCCCTATTGTCTTTTGTTTGGTTTTCGCCAGAAGAATTTAATGAATTTAATGGCACTGCATTAACAAATGAACAAATAGGAGAAATTACCAGATGTTATGCTATTGCGACAGAAATGCTCAAAAAAAGTTTTAAGGAATTAGAAAAATTCAGGAAAATAAAGAGTAATCAAGTGCTGGATGTTAATCCAGCGCGCTAAAGGTCGGCAAAGTAAAATAAATTAAAACAATGAAAAAATTACACATTTTACAAATTCTTTTGTCGGTTGTGGTTGTTTTATTTGTCTGCGGATTTATCGCTAATGCGCAAGGCGGAAAATTCGTTAAAGTATGGCCTGATATGGTGAATGTCTATAAGTTGATGACTTCGCCCAAAGAGTTCTTGTCGCAAGGCGGTGATTGGAATGCGATTGAAACTTTGAATGAACCGCAATGTCAGGAATTAGGAAGCGTTTCTGTTTCAAACGAATATCAATCAGTGACATCAACCTCAACCCCATCTTCTCCTTTTGTTTTTAGAAAAGGCAGAGGGACACTTGGTTCTGTTGTCATTACAATAGCTGGAGCGTCTGGTGATAGTATGACATTATATGACGCTACAACCACAAATGCCACGTTGCGAACTAATACAGCGACAACTGTTTTGGCATCGTTTAACAGCAATGCAACTGTCGGAACATACACTTTTGACACCATATTTAATTATGGGTTGCTTCTTGAAGCCACATCAAAGATGGGAAGCACGACAATAACGTATAGGTAATAACTAAATTAAAACTATGCTAACAGCAAAATTACCCACATTGCGGGACAGACAATTAACCCAATTAGTTGGGAAAAAAGAAGAAAAAAAAGAGAAAGAGCCAAAGAAAGTTGGCTCAACTAAAGGTCGGAAAACTAAAAAAAATAAAAAATAATGAAAAAATTTCTTATTATCGGATTTTTGGCTGTCGCATTATTTGCGGCTGGCGCTTACTTCTTTCCCAGTTATCCCAGTGCGCCTGCCCAAGTTCCGACAATTGATACTGAAATAGGGGCATCTCCTGGCTCAAGATTGAATTATCCTGAAGTCAGGATAAATAATTTTCCCCTTGCTGCAAACGTTGTCAATATGCTCAAAGCAACAACAACTCCCTGTGCGATTAAATCGCCAAATGCGACTTCAACATTGCTTTTGGGGTCGGTTGATTTTTCAACTTCCTCCACAACAGCAACCACAGTGTCTATTGCTAAAGCGACAACCGCTTTTGCGACAACAACCAATATTGGGACATTGACTTTGGCGGCTAATGAGAGGGGAACTTGGTTTGGCGGTGTAGCTTCATCTTCGGCCACCAATGTTGTTTTCCCTCCCAACAATTATTTCGTGGTTGGTATGCAAGGCGGTGTTGGCGGTTTGAATTTCAGCCCAGTTGGAACTTGTCAGGCATTATTTATCCCAGTTCAATAATGGTTATGATTCCATAAAAATCAAAAAATTCTCAATTATTTAATTGAATGCGTTATCACACGATAAAAGTGAATAAAATTCTCACTTAATTAAGTGATACCATTCTCATTTATGGTTAATGAAAATGAAACAGTTGACGATGTCGTTGATGAAATAACGGAAGAGCAAGACGAAGAAGGCAACGACACGACTAAGTGGAAAGAACTGGCACTTAAAAATCAGGGTATAGCCAAAAGGAAAGACACTAAATTCGCCAAGCTTCAAAAAGAGTTTGATGATTATAAAGCGTCTAATCCTCCACAAAAGAATGCGAAAGATGCTATCCCTGAAAAGCCAGAAAAATCAAACGAATTGGATTATGGACAACGAGCTTTCTTGAAAACTTACGGCATATCGGGGGCAGATGAGCTGGCTTTAGTTAAAAGTTGGGTGGAACGGACAGGCGACCAGATAGATGTTATTGTGGATGACGAGATTTTTAACGCCAAATTAAAGGGTCTTCGTGACCAAAAAACGGCTAAAGAAAATCTGCAAGCAATGTCTGGCGGAAATAGAAACCAGCAACAATCATCTAAATCCAAAGTTGATTATTGGATAGACAAACCTTTTGAGGAAGTTCCAAAAGAACTTCGGACAGAAGTTTTGAACGCCCAATTAAAAAGAGAGCAAGAAGATAGTAAATTCTATGACTCGTAAAGGTCGCCTAATCATTTCGTTTGATTCAAAACACTAAATTGAATTAAACGATTTATGGCATATTCAGGAACATACGCAACAAGTGCAGTCTTAATTGGATAGGACTGGGTAAACCTTCTCTAATCTACGGCGAAAACCCAGCAGTGGGCAACGCCTCGCAAGCAGGGTAACCGTGCAGCGACAACGACTAAACGAGAAGGGCTTCCGAAAGGAAGTATGTAATAGTCTGAACACGGATATAACAAAAGAAGTCCGTGAGGAATATCCGAACGAAAGTTCATTAAAATTTATAAATAGATTTGCTTTATACGCAGGAGTGGATTAGAATTGATGTATGAGAAATGAAAAAGGACAATTTATTAAAGGATATAAACCAGTTTGGTCTGAAGAATCACGACTTAAGATGAGGGCATCATTGAAAGGAAAAAATACTTGGTCAAAGGGAAGAAAATTAACCGAAGAACACAAAAAGAAATGTCGTGAAAATGCTTCAAGATATTGGTTGGGTAAAAAAAGACCTAATATGACTGGAGAGTTGCATCCGAATTGGAAACCAATAAAAAAGCAAACTTTATACAAGGCAATTCGTGGTAGCGATAAATATAGAAGGTGGAGAATGAATATTTTAATTAAATCTAATTTTACTTGTCAGAATTGTGGGAAAAAAGGAAAATTACAAGTTGACCATTATCCCAAAAGATTTATTGATTTTATCCACGAATTTCAAATAAAAAGCTTTGAAGATGCAATGGAATGTAATGAATTTTGGAAGTTTGATATAGCACGAACCCTTTGTATAAAGTGTCATCGTCAAACACCCACTTGGGGTAAGCACTATTTATAAATTTTTCTGAAGAGGTATTCCCCCGTGAAAACGGAGTAACAAAATGACCCCCAGCAATGGGAAACCAAACTGCAAGAGAGATTAAATAAGCCCCAGTGTTGGAAAGATATTAACCAGGTAATTTACTCCGACAAGTATATTATCAACTGGCCTTATTTATCAACCGAAGCGGCAGCGGCCTCTTATACTCGTGGTGCGGCTTATACCTATCCTGACAACGTCATTACCAATGATACCTTAACGATTAGCAGTGCCTATGTTCGGCCTATCTTGGTTGATAGAGCTGATTTGGCGCAGTGTCCATTATGGAATCAAATGGAAATGGCGGAGCGGCAGGGTGCGCAACTTAACGAAGTGATAGAGGCAGCTTCTTTGGGTAATCACGCTAACTGGACTAATTTCGGAGATTTGGGCGGAGGTTCTTATGGTCTTGGCACTGGTCAGATTACAATCAACGCAAGCACTATTGACAACGTTATTCGTGGCGTTAGACGTGAGGTAATCACGGCTAATGGTATGGATTTAATGAACGCCAATGGCTTATTCTTTGTCTGGCGAGCAGCCGATTTTGAAGCATTAGAAGAATTTGCGCAATCAAACGGCTTCAATCTGGCTGACAAAGCCCTGAAGAACGGCATCCCACAGGCTTATTACTTTATGGATTCTTATCACTATGTATCTAATTCTCACACTGCTAACCACGTGTTTGCTGGCGTGAGAAAGATTCAGAGGATTGGTATCTTAAAGTCAACCTATGGCAGAATTTACGAAAACCAAGACCCGTATTTTGCGGCGGCTTCTGGTGTTGTCTCGGCTATCGGTGTAAATTCTCGCGTGGATTATGGCGTTTCAGCTCCGTTGGGATTGTTGAGTCTCTTATTTGATGTGAATGCAGCGTGATTTTAGTTTTCTTTCGCCCCTTACTTAATAGGGGGCGAGAATAAGACAAAAATCTATGAACATAACTGACTTAATCAAAGAAATGAGGGATTTGTGCGATGCTGACGCTACTTCATATCCCGCTTCGGCTTTGACTGATATAGGAACCATTCGCATAAATGAGGCACTCAAAGAAGTAGTAAATTGGATTATCCAAGCTGACGGAACTTGGCAATTTGATGATAGCAACCAAACAGACCAACCGAGAGGTAAAGGAAATCTTGTTGAGGGACAAGAACCATATACATTCGCATCAAAATATCTTCAAATTGAGGCAATGGATGTTTTGGGAACAGATGGAATTACTTATTATCGTTTGAAGCCGTTAGACCATTCCGAGTTAGAAGGTTTGTCTCCCGAAGAATACTTTGGCATTGAGAGTGATGGAACTCCTATGATAGGTATGCCTCTATACTACGACCTTTTCACAGACGATAGTTTCCGCATTTATCCTGCTCCTTCGGCTTCTTATTGCACTCTGACTAATGGATTGAGAGTGTGGTTTAAACGAGCTCCTTCAACTTTTACAGCCGCTCAAATTTCAACAGGCACAAAAGAACCTGGATTTGCAATTAATCACGTCATTCTCGCTTATATGGCGGCTATTCCTTATTGTATGAAATACCACCCTGAAAGGGTTGCAAGATACGAATTAAAAGTCCAGCAATTAAAAGATGGAATTATCAAACATTATAGCAAGAGGGAAAGAGAAAAACGCAAACAAATAACTTTTATTAGAAAACTATTTAGATGAGCATAACAATTTCAAACGAAAGCAAAAATTCATTGTCTGTTTCTAACGAAAGCAAACCAACTGGCGGAACTTGGGCACAACAAACACAACGGCAATGGAACGAAGCAGAGGGCAAATGGGCTGTGCCAGGTATTCACATTGAAAAAGAAAGTAAAAACTCCATAACAATAACTAACGAAAGCAAAACATAATGAAAAAACTCTATGAAATTTTAATAACTTCTATTGTTTCATCTTTAATAGTTTTCGGAGTATTCTTTTATGTTTGGAATTATGTTTCTTTTGGTTCTTTGTCTTTTTTGAATATAAATGGTGAACCGCTTATAGGGACGACATTAACCGACATGCAAAGCACAGATACAATGTCAGATTTTCCTACGCTTTATAATGCGAATAATCTTGCCCTTAACAACGGAAAAATAGAAGTTTCAAGCACCTCTATTGCTTCAATAACCACTCTTTCAAATCTCGTTTCTATTGGCACTATCACAACAGGAGTATGGAATGGAACGGCTATCGGGGTTGCTTATAACGGCACAGGCACTACTTCACCCACTTCCAATATGGTTATGCTTGGAAACGGCTCATCTGGGTTCAAGGTAGTGGTTGGGTTCGGGACTTCGGGGCAGTTTTTGACTTCAAACGGGGCTGGAAACGCTCCCACTTGGCAGACATCAGCAGTCAATTTGTCCGATTATTACAACTGGACTGGCGGACATTATTTTAACGCTTCAACTACTCTAAACGCCACTACTACGATACTTAATAACTCTCTCACCAACAACGCCCTTATCATACGGGGGCTTTCTTATTTATTCCCTTCGGCTCACAACGCTTCATCTTCGGTCTTAATGAATGACGGGAGCGGGTCTTTGTCTTGGAATAAAGTTCCCGAAGTTTTGGCAACAGCTACTTTATCTTCCGACAACAGCTCAATTTCTACTGGGACTTTTGCGGCGGCTTCGGAGTTAGAAATTTTGGTTGAAATAGCGTCTTCTACCGCAGATGCCAGTATAAGAATGACTTTTAACGGAGACGGGGGGTCTAATTATGGATATAGGATTTCAACCAATGGAGAAGCTGATAGTGCCCAAAATCATTTAACTTATTTACAGCTTGATACTGGAACTACTTCGGCTCGTTTTTTGAGAGCAGAATGTATGAATAAACTCAACACTCCGAAGAATTGTGTTTCTCAATTCTTGGCTGGCGGAGGTTCTTATGCTCCTGTAAAAACGGAAGGGGGAGGAACTTGGAATAATACTACCGCTCAAATAACATCTGTGTCCGTAGCCGCTTCTGCTGGCAACTTTGTTGCTGGTTCAAGAATTGTGGTTAGAGGCAGAAAGGACTAATGAAAGAAAAAATTATTACTACAAATATTATAAATTTTGCAGGTGGAGCTTCAAGTGATATTCGTGATATTTTCCCAAACAAATTTAGCATTACAAAGCACTTTGATATTTTTACCAATCCTTCAAAACTAATTCCACATAGAGATATGGAAGACGATAATACTATTACTGGATTAACCACAATGGCTGATTATGATGTAACTGATTTTGTTGTTGGACAAGTTTCTACAACAGACCAAGATTTATTCGCTATGGGAGTTAAGGGTGGGGGTTCTAATTTAACAAAAATTTTCGTTAAAACATCTCCTATAAACGGAGCTTGGACAGCTCCTGCTAATGCGGAAGCGTCGGCTGGAAATATAGTTTCTGGAAATTTAGTAGAATATAAAAGTTATCTTTGGGGATTTCATCTTAACAATAAACTTTTCAAATATGGAGATATAACAGGTGCGGCTACTTTTACTGACCAAGTTTCTACGACATCTGCCACAATAACATCTACTGCACAAGGAATTATTGGACCTGATGACCTTCTCTATATGCCATACAATAATATAATTGGTAGGGTTAATGCAGCTGGAAGTTTTACTGATTCTGTTTTAACGCTTCCTTCAAAATATCGGATAACTTCAATTTGTAATTATGGGAATAGTTTAGCGATTGCTTGTTGTATTAAAGACCCTAATCTTTTTGGAGATATGAAAGTTTATATTTGGGATAGAGATAGTTCTTTATCAACAGTTACCGATATTATAGATTTTGGCGAAGGAAATGATTTGAAAATTGGAATTGTTGATGGTTATCTTGTAGGAATGGTTAAAAAATATCCTAACGCTATGGTTTGGACTAACGCAGGAGCGATTATTGTCAAAGTTGTTTATGGAAATACAGCCCATACTATTTTTGAAAGAAGAGAATCATCTACTTCTATACTTGGGAAAGCATTGTCAAAAGGAAACAAAATGTATGTTTTGAATAATTGTCGTATCATAGATAGTGAAGTTTCAGGTGTATCACAAGGAACTAATGGAATATGGTGCATAAAAAGAAATTTTGACGGAACTTGGGCTATAACAGTTGATAAAATTTTTGATAATGTTAGCAATACCAC